ACTATGACCCCAACTATATTCAACAAACCAAGCATCTTCCAAAGGTAATACTTGCTTGTCAATAAAACCTACTGCATTCATACAAGTATCTTTATGCTCGTTCCACCATTGTTCACGACAACCATTAGAACACCAATAACCTAGCCAATGACTAACTTTGTTAGATTGATAATATTTAGCACCTTTACTACCACGAATTTGTGATTGTGTTTTCTTTTCAGGACATTTTTTATTTTGACACCACTCACTCATTGATATCCCCTTTCTGCTCAAAGTCCTCAAAGTTTTTAGCATAAAGATTTTTAATTAGAGTTCTTGTAGCTTTTGGAAACTCAACTCTAAATGAGTCTGAATCGGCTAAATAGCTGAATTTTAAGCATTTTTTGCCTATCAATAAATATCTTAATCTCTGATTCATAGGTACATTTCTAAACTTGTAGCCCTCTTGAATATCTAAATCAGTTACTAACATATTATGTTCTGGTGTAGTAGTTCTTTTACCACCTTTTTTATACAACCTTTTACCAGTTGTACCATCAATTTGAAACTGCCTATCTTTAGTATCAAATCTCATTACTCTTTTCTCACCAACAATTTCCATTCTCTTTGGTTTCTTGTAGAAGAAAGCACGACCTTTTTTAGATTTGTACTTGTCTATCTCTTTATCAATAAAAGTATGGAGTTGTTGCTTTGTTATATTTATGTGTTTCATAGCACTCCTATATTGTTTGGTTAGTTTTCGGGGTGGGTGGTTTTACCTTTATAACTATTAGTCCCCCACCCCCCTTGATTGCTTGAGCTACGCAAACACGTTGCGACTTCTTTAACGATACCTTAAGAATATCAACTCGTTAAACAAAAAAGGATAGCCAACTCTCGCTGACTATCCTTTAGTTATAACATACTAGATTAAGTATGTCAATCAATGTTTGATACTTCAGGTTTTTGAAGTTCGGTCTGTGGTACGGGTGCTGTTGTAGGAATAATCATCTGATGTTTTTCCCACAATGCCGTATCACTATTCCAATAGGTCAAAGCCTCTTTCGCTTTTCTTAATCTATACATTAAGTCTTGCGTAGGTTTGCCATGATTCTCTATTAGAACCAAACAATTAAGAAGTTCTTTTCTTAATGTTCTTCGCCATTTTAACTCCCAACTTGTATCAATTATTGGTTTAGTTTCTGACATATATGTACTCCTTGTTGAGTACCTATGTTATAGCATTAATCTTTGTGATTGTCAACTAGCTTTGCTATCTCTTGTACCTTTTCATCTAGCATATTTATATCTGAATAGACAGTTGATTGTTTTAAATATTTTGTTTTAAGTTTAACGGCAATTTCATCAAACTTTTTTATTTTTAATTTTATTCGCCTAGCTAATAGTGTCATTCACAACAAGCCTTAATAAATTTATCTGCATCAAAATTTTTATTATCTTTTTTAAATAGTTCACAAAGTTTTAATAATAACATATGCTCTTTATCTCTATATTTATTTATTATATCTGCTATTGCTATGTAATCTTTTTTTGTCATTATAATATCTCTCTTAGAAGTTCTACTCGGTTAATATTAAATTTTTTACATATTTTATCTATTTGTCTAAAAGCATTTCGCATTTGTTTATTGTGTTCTTTGTATGCTTTTAATTGTTTTTTAGTCATTTTTATTTTTGTTTCCATAATAAAATCAGTATATAAAAAAACCCCATGTATGTCAAGCAACACACATGGGGCTAACCTTTAGAGGGAACTAAAGTCTTTTATTTTGATAAGATACTTTTAAATTTTCTCATCATATGTTCTGTAATGTTATCAAGCTGATCTGTATTTTGCCATATATCTTGTAGTGTATGTAGCTTAACAGTATTTTCTTTGTGATAGTTTTCAGCTTTATTCTTTGAGTGAACTTCAGCTATTAGTTGGTCTGTTTGATCTGTCATGTTGTCCTTTCGGTTATTAATATAATATATAATAAAAAAGGGGATATGTCAATCTGACACACCCCCTTTATTTTTTACATTAGTATAAGGTAGCTATTACTAACAATAGTATAGTTGCCCAAAAAAATGTAGCTAATGTAGTTTGCATAACTATCCTTTCGTTTATGTAAGAATAGTTAAGCATAAAGTAATTTATTTGTCAAGTGATATTTATTTTTTATCGCTTGTAATTATCCATCTTAAAGTTGTAGTTGTAGGATCAAAGCTATCAAACTTTGCATTACTACAATTAGTTAAGAATAGTATGCTTATAATTAAAAGTATTTTTTTCATCTTGTTTCGCTTTTATATATGATTTATGTAATCGTTCTTGCTTTATTATTTCTTTATTTATCTTTCTTACTTCTGTTGTCGCTAGTAATAATAAAACAAATCCTAATATAATAAATAATATTCCTATAATATAAATTGTATGTATCATAACTAACATATTACAACTTTAAGTTTAATAGGTCAAATAAGTATTGATTTAATTAGTTTTCTTAAATTAATCAATAAAATCAATATTAATAGATTAATTTTCAACTATGTTGATTTTGTTTAAAAAATTTAATAAATACAATGCTTATTTAAAATAACTAATAAAATAAGTATTTATTTATATGCGACAATTTGTCATTATATATTGCCATAATGTTGACATAATTATAATATAAGTTTATGGTATGTTTAATTCAATTAGATATAAAAATATATCGGAAAGGAAATATGAATAAACTAAATAAACTTTTTAATAGTATAGGAAATAATACTATTGAAAATGAAAAGACAAGTTTAGATATTATAAATGAATATCTATTACTTGAAAATCAAGGCAAGTTAAAAAGAAATGAAAAAAGCATTTATGGCTTTTTAGGTTGTCGTAATGGTGGGGAAATAATAAGCAAAGTTAATGGTATAACAAAGCAAGATCAATTAAATGAATTGCGAAGTGTTATTGTTAATAACTTATTATTGCCTATCGCTGATTTATCGCATTTATCTAAATCAAATGAAAATGTTGAAGATATAGATAATGAAGATGAAGATGTTGAAAAGAGCGAAGATGAAAAACTTGAAGTCAAAATGGCTAAATATAATTCTGATTATCAAGTTGAAAAAACAAATGAACAATTAAGAAGTAATGCAATAAGAACAATGGCTAATAGAATTTGTTTTCCATTGGTTTTATTAATTGCTAAAGGCAATCAAAATTACAAATATCAAGATGGATTATTTGAAATTTTTGTTAAGTCATTTAGTAATGATCAGATAAGAAAAACTTTCGGTGTAAATTTAGAAGATAAAAAAGCACCAAAAGGAATTTTATCTTTTAATGCTAATCTTACTCAATTAGATAAACTTTCAAAAATTGTTTTATTTAAAGTCATATCTGATAAAAAAGATACTGATGTTGCTTTTACTCAATTAAAACAATCAGCTAAAAAAATGTCTGATAGTAAAGATAATTCAAAAAAGATTTTAAAAGTTGTTAAAAACTTTTTAGATTATTTTGATAAAAATAAACTTTATGCTGAATTGCATAATATTGAAAAACATATTTTCAATTTAGAAAACTATGGACAAGCTAAAGAAAAAATTGTTGAAGATGTTAGAAAACAAACTAAAAAACAATTATTCTTTTATGGTGATGAGGTTGTAGCTTTTGAACCGACCGAGTTTAAATCTAAAAATTTTACTGATTTTGAAAGTCAGTTTAATAAAAAATATTTAGTAAAATAAATATAAATAAATTAAGGGGCTATTGGTTAACACTAATAGCCCCTTTTTTTTGCCTATACCTACCTACCAAAAAACAATTAGACCCCCTTTAAAATTGCTCTATGATTGAGAATGATTCTCAACTAGAACCCAAAATATAGAACATAACAAGAACACCCAAAAATAAAGCTAATAATTAATATTTGATATTTTTTAAAAAAAGTTTAATAATATAGAAATGAAAGGGGGTAAAATAAATTATGATGTCAAAAAAGCATTTTGAATTAATTGCTGAGGTTTTATCAAATCAAAAAGAAATAGACATTAAATTAGTTAATGAATTTATGGATATATTTGAAATGATAAACCCAAACTTTAACAGAAATATATTTTTAAAAAAAGTATTTAATAAGAAAATTTATATTTCTGAAGAAGATAAACTAATGCAAGATAAAGATATTAAATGGACAAACACATCAATAATTAAAAGTTATGAAAGCTGAAAAATTTAAAAATACTTATAAATGCTCAGGAAGTATTAGTATTTATAAAAAAGAGACAGCCGAAAATAAACCATATGCTTTTGAATATTTTGAAATAAAAAATATAATTCTTACTGACGATAATGTATTTGAAATATTTGAAGATAAATTAAAGTATATTGCAAGTAATGAAATTAAGTTGATTGGTGAAGATAATATCAGATATTGGACATATCAAATTAGTTCAATAAAAAATAATAATAGCTAAAATTAATCAAGCCATATTAAAAGGAAAGCCCCTGTCTATTCGGGGGCTTTTTTTTTGGTCAACACTAAATTATTATTTGGTTAACTCAGGGAGTTTTTAGGTACAAAAAATAATACTCCCCAAATCTCCCAAAGGTGTTAACAAGTTTTAACTCAAGGGAAATTTTAGGCAACACCCCCAAAATTTTTTGGGTTGCCTTGATGTTTTTGTAAAAAAAACCCTTGCGATACTTAGATGGTAGGCAGGGGGCTGACGGGGTATACGTATAGATATATATAGCATTACCAGAAAATACCCAAGGTCCATGTAAACCACTATCGGGCTACATTTTAGGGCTAAATATTCCGACAATATTCCCTGGAATACCCTAGGGGGGAATGTACATTTACCCTTAGTATAGATATAAAGGCTCCCCTGGGGGTTCCTAATAACATTATACACCCTTTGTCCAATTTTGTCTAGGACTATAATGTCGCAGGCTATACTTTTTTAAAAAAATACTTGACAAAATTGTTAACAAGCACTATAATAGAAACTATATATTATTCAAAGGACACACATACACGCATATTTCAGTAGAACAACACGGGTCATCACGAATAATATAAAAATTATGCTAGATCTAGACATAGAAAAAACAAAAAAACTTCCTTTTAAGGATATAATGGAGATAATTAATGCAAATCACGGATTCTTCTATAACAAAGACTCAAAAAAGAAACTTAACAGACATGCAAGAAAAGTTTCTAGACGTATTGTTCGGAGAAGCAAAGGGAAATCCAAGAGAAGCAGCTCGTTTAGCTGGTTACTCGGAGCATAGTTATCCCAAAGTAATAAGAAATCTTAAAAAAGAGATAACAGAATTAGCGGAGACTCACTTATCTACACACTCTGCAAAAGCAGCTACTCGGTTAACAGACCTACTAGACGAAGACGGGACCACACCACACTCTAACATTCGTCTAGCAGCTGCTAACTCAGTGTTAGATAGAGTTGGTATAACAAAAAAAGACCAACTTGATGTAAATATGAAAGCTCTACACGGTATATTTATACTACCAGCAAAAGATAACCCTAATAAAGATGAAGATAGACAAAAATAAATTAAAATATGCAAATGAACATCCTAGAGGTAAAAAACCTACAGAGGAAAATATTAAAGTTGCTAAATCTTCAGCTTCTACATTAGAAAATTATTCTAAAGATATTGTAAATGAATACAAAGAAAATGTAAAAGAAGGTTACAAAGGAAGTATTAGAAAATATATTTTAGAATTTTACGGACTAGAATATTTACGTTAATAAATGGAACCTATAAAAATTAAAAAAAGGGCAAGAACAATACCCTTTGGTTTTAAACAGTCACAAGATCCAAACTATTTAGAACCAGTAAAAGAAGAATTAGATGCTCTTAGACAAGCAGAAGAATATTCTAAAACTTGTTCACTAAGAGAAACGGCTCAATGGCTACATAGAAAAACAGGAAGATACATATCACATGTCGGACTTAAAAAAAGACTTGAACGAAATAGCACCACCGAAACCAAAAAAGATAGTTCAACAGAAAGCCAAGAAGTCAGTCAAACAGATTCTAGCTCGCACTCGTAAGAAAGTTGCAAAGGCAGAACAAACACTACGTTCTGCTAAGATGTCTGCAGAAAATACAAAAAAGAAACTGTTAACTATTGATAAAGCATTAACAGGAAAAGAGACACAACTACTTACAGAAGACATAATCGAGAGTGCTCCTAAAAATATACAAGAGCACATAAATCAGCAAGAAGTAATCTTTAAACCTAACTCAGGTCCACAGACAGAATTTCTTGCAGCTTC